CTCCACGTAGCCGTCAGGCACGCCCCGGGTTTGGGCCACAGCCGAGTTGTCGGTAATGTCCAGGGTGCAGCTCTCGACGTGCAGCGACAGATCGCCCAGGCTCACGTCGAAGTTCTTGCCGCCAATTTTTGCCATGGGGCGTTACTCCGTTTTGTCAGTGGAAAGATCCAGGGCGATGTTCGCCGTGAGGTCTTTCGGGCAGTTGAGGGGTTTGAGCTTGATGTAGGCCGCAACCTTGGTTTTGCTGAGCCATTCCAGCACCAGGTCACCGTCTTTCGGCGGCTCGATGTCACCCGGGAACACCTCGCCGTTGAACTTGATGGACTTGGCCATGGCGCGTAGTGGCGCCATCAGTTGGTTGGTGTTCACTGCCATGCTGTTGGGCGTGCTGTTCAATCGGCGATCGGCTACACGGCGGATCAGCAGCGGGCGAATCAGGCGAGCAGCCTTATCGGTGATGCGCAGGTATTCCACGACCTGAAAGTCACTGCCCGGGGTGTCCAACATGTTGCAGTCGCCCCAGTACACGCCCGGGTAGTCGGGGTAGGTCTGGGTGACGGAGAACCGCGCACGATCCAGTTCACTGCGCACAGCGGACGGCAGCGGGATCAGCTCCATATCGATAGGCACGTCGCCAAGTCCCAACACCGGGCCGGTGGCCACGCGCATCGGACTATCAGCGATGCTGACTGCCGAATTGGCCAAGCGGCCAGCCAGCACGCCCAAGTCATTACCGTGCAGTTGCGGCACCGGTGAAACGCGCGGCGCTGCCAGACCCGCTACCAACGCTTTTTGCTCGCTCAGGTACTGTGCCCAGGTCTGGTCGACGGCGATGCCGGCGGTGCTTGCCAGAAAGAAAACACGACGGCCGTAGGTGTTGTTCAGGGCGACGGCCGCGTCATTCATGGCCGATAGTTCGTCACCCTTGGTGACAGGCTTGGTGACGATTACCGCTTCCACCGACACCCCTTGTTGCTGGGTTTTCTCCAGAGCGGTGGCCCAGTCGCCTTCGGGGCCGATCGGGGCCGCCATGCAGGCCCAGCGCTGGCCACCGTTCAAACGTGCGGCGGTGATTTGGGTTTTCAGATCGCTCGCCGGGACGCCCAGGGCGGCGTCCAGATCGCTGTCGGTGTTCAACGGAATGATCTGGCCGACGTTTTTGGCGGCGGGGCCGATGAAAAGAAAGTAACGCTCAACCTCTGTCACGGCGCCCTGGCCTAGATTGAGATTGTCGACGGTGACTTGACCGAGTGCCATGCAGTGCCTCGTTAGCGGGGTGAGTTCAGAATTTGTTGCAACACCTGGTTAATCAGCAGGTTGGTGTCGCGTTCAGTTTCGGCGCCGATGAATTGGCGTTTCGGTAGCGTGATTTCCCAGCTCTGCGCTCCGGTGCTTTCGCGGCGCTGGTCGTCCAGGATCCGGATCAGCAGCCCCGCCTTGGCGTAGTTCACATGCTCCTGAATCCACGCTACCGAGGGCCGGGTCAGCGTCTTTTTTCCCGCTTGGCGCACACGGAATCCCAACCGGCGTAAGCGCTTGGCTTGCTTTTCGGTTGCTGCCAAACCCGGTGGGGTCTTGTTCCATCGGCGCATCTGCTGGGCGGTGCGGCGCTCACTGACGCCGTTGTGCTGCTGCGCGGCCACCCATCGGGTCAGGGCGTTTTTCCAGCCCAATTCCGCTTCATCAGCGGACACTCGGGTGACCACCATCAACTTGGCCAGGCCGGCTTCCATCTTCTTTTTGCCTTTGCTGTCGCCCTTGCGTGGAGCGAAGGGCGTGCCGTCCAGGTTCTTTTGTTCACGTACTCGCTTGCGGCTCATTGTCCGCACGCGTTTGGTGACCTGGTTCAGCAAGCGGCGGCGCAATTGCGGCGGCAGGCTCAGCAACGCCAACTGTTCGCGTACGCCCAAGCGACCGCGAATGTCGAGTTCGAACGTGCTACGCCCCGCCATCGGTGGCCACCTCGCCGCGCTCTGCAATCCACAGATCAAACGGGACAAAGGCCCAGCTCTTGCCGAAGGCTTCGATCTCCCCGGCAGGGTCTTCGGCCAGATACTGCGGCTCGACAAACTCCAACGTGATTTCCACGTCGAAAAGGTCACTATCCACCGGCTCCACGAGAAATTCCGGTGCCGGCAGTTCGTGGCGGTCCCGGTTGGCATCGTTGTTTTCCAACCAACTGCCCACCAGTGCCATCAAGCGCGCCGGATGGTCGGCGAAGCGCTCCAGCACGATCGCGGCGCGATAGTGCATGTCGCCCAGGTGCATCCCGTCGACGTCGGGTTTCCAGATCAGTGCAAGCTTCACCTGCTCGGTGAAACTGTCGAGTTGTTCAGGCTCAACCAGGCGGCGTTCCAACAGATACGCGGTCAGCGTCTGCAGCTTGGTCATAGCAACTTCGCCGTGATGCGGCCACGGCCCTGCAGGGCGCGTACAGCGGACTGACTGAAGGCTAGAAACGTATCCTCACGCTCTGGTGCTTCCTTTCCGGTGTTTTCCGCGCTTTCGCGGCGGGTCACGGTGGCGAACTGCTGCAGCGCGCTGGCCTTCGCACGGCAATAAACGGCGCGTTTGTACAACTTCGCTTTCCAGGCACGCTCCGGCAGCAGCATCGGATCGGCCTTTTCCACCGTCGCAATGCCCGCCGTGAGCCAGCTGGATTTGAGCGTGGCCAGGTCGTCGTTGACCTCAGCCATGGCGATGCTCAGCGCGTCGGTCAGCAAGTCGCCCAGGAACTCCGCCGGCAGGCGATAGCCTTTCTGAAACTCAGACACGGAGAGATCCGGCCAGAAGCCGTCGTTCTCGATGATCTGTTCCACAAAGGTGGTGGGTTTCCCGGAAAAGCTCATTGCTGACCGCTCGAATAGGGCGGGGAGACTGTTTTTCGTGGGGCTAGCCATGAATGGCAGACACACGTCCACAGTTCCCCGCTGGGGGGGGTAGTCGGTTATTGGGCGCCGGTCACGGCGGGTGTTTGTTTTGCGATCGCCTTGCGGCACTTCGCAATGCGCGTTTCATTGCCGGCTTTCGCGTACAGCTCGGTGGAACGTTCCAGGTGCTGGAGCGCGGTTTCCCACTGCTCGGCCTCCATGGCGCGCATGCCGATTAACTTGTGGTACTTGCTCGGGATCTGTTCGGTCAGTTCCCATTCACCGTCGACACGTGGCAGCAGATTGGACAGGTACGGCTCCGGGCTGCGCTGCGCGTTGTATTCGGCATAAGCCCAGTCGATCACGGCGTCCGCGACGAAGGTCTGCACATCACGGCGCTTGAACCGCTCGGGCATCTCTTGCCCCTGCTCGATCGCAAAGTCAGCCAGCGCCAGGCCATCCTCAAATTGCTCGGTGTCGAACAGCCAGACCATGACCTGGACAAGAACACGGTTCGGCATGACCAAACCCGAATCCATGTAGCGCTGGATGAAATCCTGGTACTTGGGCAACAGCTCCTCGCGCTTGAGTGCCTGACGCCCGGCGAGCCCCTTGATGTCGCTTAGGCGCTGCAGATCCTGATCCAGCGAGGCTTCCATCAGCAGCAGATGCTTTTTCGCGTTGGCTGGACTGCTCAAGGCTTCCGCCGGCGAATACGCCAGCGGTGCCGCGGCCGCAGCAATTACCGCAGCGCTGCCCAACGCCAAGGTGCGGCGCTTGTGCGCGAGAGCCAGGCTCACTTCAGCAGCTCCACGTTCTCGGTCAGCGCGATTTTCTCCAGCTGCTCGATCACATAGCCCTCATTGCGGCTGTTGTAATCCTCGACGCGGGAGCGTTTCGGGTTGTCCACGGTTTGCTTGCGCCAGCTGGAATCCTGGAAGTAAATCGACAGGTTGTCCCAACTGGTGACCAGCACACCGTTGACCGGAAAGAACGGTACGCTGAAGCTCGGCAAGCCGCCGTAGGTGGCGATCACTTGAGCGTCTTCGATGCGTTCTTTTTCGGTTGGCGTATCGCCCTGCTTGGCGTACAGCTTCGCTTTGTCAGCCGCCAACAGGTCGGTGCCGATGATGGCGATCAAATCGCCGCCGTCGCGCAGACGTTCATCCACCATTTGCTTGGTGTCATGGACCAGGGCGTCCAGGTTGGCGTAATCGCCATTCGGCCCCAAGGTCACCTTGCCCGCTTCCTTGCCTTCCTTCAGCACCTGTTGCGGGGCTTGCTCGCGCAGCTGCTGCAGCCAGCCTTTGTTCACGTCCTGCAGCATTGGATACGTTTCGATATCCGTCTGTGCAGCTGCTTTCAAGCCGTGGAAGCCGACCATGATGCGATCGAGGGCGATCTGTTTCTGCACCGCGGCGGAATAGCGTTGATGGAAGTCTGGAAACTTCGCCCAGGCGTCGATTTTTGCGTACGGCAGACCCACATCGGATTCGGTTGACGACAACTCGTAGGTGCTGTTTTCCAGCTCCGACGCATCCTTGGCTTCGCGATCGGTGGTCTTGGTGTTAGTACGGCCGGTGACAGGACCGGACACGCCAATGAACACCTTCTCGCCTTTGATCTCGGTCACCGGAATGACGTTGATACGTTGCAGGAAATCAGCTTTCGCGGTGATCGCGTCGTTCAGCTCCTGGGCGATTGACGGTTCAACGGAAAACATCTTGCTGGACAACGGGACGCCGTAAGTCTCGGCGATCGCCAGCTGCATTTCGGCGTACATCTTGGCGCCGTAGGCGCTCAGGGAACGGGCCATAGTCAGAGTACCCGCGCTTTGGATTTGTCAGCGGGGCCAGCATTGCGTGGCAACTGACGACCGTTGCTGGTGTTTTTCAGTTCGGTGAACTGCTTCTGCAGGTTGGCCAATGCCGCCAGCACAGCTTTGTTTCCGCCGCCGGTGCGCTTGAATTCGCGTTCCTCTTCGGCCGTGGTCACGATTTCGTCCACCGCGTCAGTGACATCATCGATCGGGGCTTGATCGGGTTCCGGTGCGTCTTCGGCGGCAGGCTCGATCACGGCCTGAATGCCGGCGGCGACGACCAGCAGCTGGGCCAGCAGGGCTTTTAAAGCCGTGGCGGTAGCTTCATCCATTGGGGGTTTGCTCTCGGTTGGGGTTTGCGGAGTGGTTTCGGCGGCGGTGTCGTCAATGCCGAAACGCTTGAACAGGCGGGTAAAAATTGCAGCCAGACGGCCAATCTCGCCCTGCGGCTCGGATTCGCGCAGCGGACCAAGCTCCAGCGACGCGGCGTAGTAAGCGGCGCGACTGGTTCGGTTAGAGAAATAGAGTTCCTGAGTGCCGAGGCTTGCGGGCGAATCGGTCACCGCCAGACCGGTCAGATAGGCCTTGCCACTACCGGCAAAATTCGGAGTGATTTCAATGCTGGTAAACAGCTTTTGGCCTTGATCGTTGAGATACAGCAGGCGATCGTTCGGTTTTAACTGAGCTTCCAGCGCAATTTGACCTGGCTCCAGATCCTCGCCCTCTTCAACCAGGCGCACAGCGAATACGGTGCCGTGCGAGCCAGGCCAGCGCTCGTGGTCGCACCAGATCACAGCGGTGTATTTGGTTGGTGTGTAGGTCTCGGCGATATCGCGCAGTTCCTGGGGAAGGATCTCGCGGCCATCGACAGTCGGGCCGCTGGTGGCAACACGTTTCCAGTAGGAGACAAGGGAACGGGGCATGAGGGGTGACTGCGCTCAATCGTTGAATGAGCCGCCACGATAGGGAGCCGTTTGCCGCCAAACAAACGGTTGAAATTCAGCATTCTCCTATTTGAACCAGATAGGCGAGTCGCAATATTTAACCCCGCGTTTCCAGGGTTTTCGCCGCATAGACTGCGGCGCATGAACTACCCGACCGAAGTTAAAGAAGCCGCAAAACGCCTTTACCTGCGCCGCTGTTCGGTGAAGGAAATACAGGCGCATTTGAAGCTGCCCAACATCCGAATCGTCTATTACTGGATCCGCCAAGGCGGCTGGGACGAGATGCTGACGGATGAAGAACCGTTAAGCGCGGTCAATCGGCGCATCACACTAATTCTGGAAAAGATCGAGCCGCTGACGAAAGCCGAACTGGACGAACTGGAGCGGCTGACGAGCCTACTTGAGCGCCTGAAAAAACTGGCCGCGAAATCTTCACCGGCGGCGCCGTCAGATCGTCCGGACGAGTCTCGCGAACGGCAACCTAGTCAACGTCGTGAGCGAGGCGAAGGCGGCGCCAAGAAGCGGGAAAAGAAGGCCAAGAACGACATCAGCGGCCTGACCGAAGTGGATTTCCTCGATAAATTCATCTCGAAGATGTACGGCTATCAGAAAGAGCTGTTCGAGGCGAAACAGAACCCGCTGACGCGCCGTGTCCGGAACATTCTCAAAAGCCGGCAGGTGGGCCTGACCTACTACTTCGCCGGCGAAGCGTTGATGGACGCTGTGTTGAGCGGCGACAACCAGGTGTTTCTGTCTGCCAGCCGATCGCAGTCTGAGATCTTCCGCAGCTACATCATCCAATTCGCCAAGCAATGGTTTGATATCGAGCTGACCGGCAACCCGATCACGCTTAGCAACGGCGCCGAACTGCGCTTTCTCAGCACCAACAGCAGTACCGCCCAGGGCTATCACGGCCACGTCTACGTGGACGAATATTTCTGGATCCGTGATTTCGAAAAACTCAGCACCGTGGCCAGCGCCATGGGCACACACAAGAAGTGGCGCAAAACCTACTTCTCAACGCCCAGCGCCGTGTCGCACCAGGCGTACCCATTCTGGTCGGGTGAGGAATTCCGCAACAGCAAACGCGGCAAGAAGGCCGGCGGTGTATGGCCAAGCGAAGCGGCGTATACGCAGGGTGCGCTGTGTCCAGACGGCCAATGGCGCAAGACCATCACCCTGGACGATGCGATCGCCGGCGGCTGCGATCTGTTCGACTTGGAGCAGCTGCAGCTGGAGTACGACGAGGACAAATTTCAGCAGCTGTTCTACTGCAAGTTCATCGACAGCACCCAAAGCGCATTCAGCCTCAAGGATCTCGAGCGCTGCTACTCGGATCTGTCTTTGTGGGAGGACTACAACGCAGAGCTGGATCGGCCGTTCGGCAATAGTCCGGTCTGGCTGGGCTACGACCCAAGCCGAACCCGCGACGACGCCACCTGCGTGGTTATCGCGCCGCCACTCGAACCCGGGGCGAAGTTCCGGATTTTGGAAAAGCACAGCTGGCGTGGCCATTCGTTCACCTACCAAGCCGCACAGGTCAAGAAACTGACCGAGCGCTTCAACGTTCAGCACATCGGCATCGACGTTACCGGCGTTGGTTACGGCGTATTTGACCTGGTACGCGACTTCTACGCGAAGGCGACGCCAATTCACTACAGCCTCGAGGCGAAAAACGCCCTGGTGCTCAAAGCCCAGGACACGATCCAAGGCAGCCGCATCGAGTGGGACGCCGGCTGGACGGACATCGCCCAGGCATTCCTGACGATCAAGCGCGGCGCCACCAACAGTGGCCAGATTACCTACAGCGCATCACGCACCGACGCCACCGGCCACGCCGACATTGCCTGGGCCGTGATGCACGCGCTGGCAAACGAACCTTTGAACACCAACAAGCGGCGTCGTAGCCGCTACGTCACGAGTAACCAGACCAGCCATGGCCAACCGCAAACGCAGAAAGCAACACATAGCCCAACCACCGCAGCAGCCCATGCGCTCGTTTACGTTCGGGGAGCCGGAACAGGTGTTATCCGGCAACATCGGCGAGTACGTGGGTGTGTTCCCCAGCGACGACGGCAAGATTTACAAGCCGCCGGTTTCGCGGGTTGGCCTGGCCAAGCTGCTGCGCGCCAATGCCCACCACGGCGCCATTCCGAAATTCAAACGCAACCTGCTGCTGCGTGAGTTCATCCCTTCGGCCGGCTGCAGCACCGAAACAATGGGCCGCGCCGGGCTGGACTATATGGTGTTTGGCGAAGCGTATTTCTACAACGACACCAACGCCTTCGGCCAGGTGCTGGAGCTGCAGCACCTACCGGCCATCAACATGCGGGTAAAGGTCGACGGCGGGTACGTGATGTTGATGCCCGACAACAAGGAAATGGAGTTCGAACAGCACGAGATCTCTCATGTCCTGGACTACGACGTGGAACAGAACATCTACGGGATCCCGGATTACCTGGGCGGCCTGCAGGCGCTGCTGCTCAATGAGGCTGCCACCCTCTTCCGCCGGCGCTATTACAGCAACGGCGCGCACGCAGGTTACATCTTCTACACCAACGACCCCGACCTGACCGAAGAGGACGAAGATGAGCTGCGCGCGCAGATCAGCGCGAGCAAGGGCGTGGGTAACTTCCGCTCCATGTTCGTCAACATCCCCAATGGCAAGGAAAACGCGATTCAGATCATCCCTGTGGGGGACTTCCAAGCCAAAGACGAGCTGGAAAAAGTGAAAAACATCACCCGAAACGACGTCATCGCCGCCTGGCGAATGAACCCGGCGCTGGCCGGCATCATTCCAGAAAACACCGGTGGTTTCGGTGACATCGAGAAGATCGATCGCGTTTACACGAGCAACGAGATTCGGCCGATTTGTCAGTTGTTCAATCAGCTAAATTACAGGCTCAGAGAGGATAGGAGATTTAGCTGGAAAGCTGCGCCAGAACCAGCGGATATCACTACATGAAGTGCCAACCAGAAAGAAAACCACTACAGATTGTGGCAAAATGGTGGCGATCAGCTGCCCCTGGGGAGGGACATAATGAGAGTTGTATGCAACTGCGGACACAAGGGCCGGATTGCCTCGCGGGAAGAGGTAACGACAGCCTTCGTAAAACTATACTGCCAGTGCCTGGACGCAACGTGCGGGCATACATGGGTGGCCAATCTGACGTTCTCGCACACGCTCAGTCCGTCGTCGCAGACGTACGAGCGGATGCTGATCGATCGCTTACGAGAAATGCCCAGAGCGAAGCAGCGGGAGCTTTTCGAGCAGTTGGGATCGCAGGCGGTTGCGTAGTTACAAACCGCCGACGTACGAGCGCCGGCGATCGGGATCATTCAAAGAATGACGGTCAGCCCTCTACTTTCTCCTTTGGGTTGATTGCCAGTATCTCGGCCACTCGGCGAACTTGCTGCTGTTCTACGCGGGTGAGCCGGCGATACAGATCGATCAGTCGACGCTCGATTTCCGTGAGTACGGCAGCTTCCGACTCGGCGTTTTCGAGGGCGATGTGATCGTTCTTCTTGCGATCCAACATTCTAACTACTCCATAAAGTGCATTGCTGAACGGACTTTATGGGGGGTGAGCAGGTGCATTGGAATAACAGTTACCCCAATGACTGCGCGGGATTGTTGCGAGTTAAGACCGATGCCGAGCTGCGTCGTCGGCCATAGCTTCAAGAATACGGCGAATCGCCTTCTGATCGTCTACCGGAATGCTGCGGAACTGTTTAATCAAACAGTCTTCGGTTTCATTCAAAGAGTTTTCAGCAAGGTTTGTGCGAACACCGGTGAGGATGTAAGGCACATCGAAGCCGAATTGCAGAGCTACCTTGCTCAGGTACGGAGCCGGAGCGTCACTTGTCCCAGCCTCGTAATTCGCTTGGGTTCGCTTCACGACGCCAATTGCCTCGGCAATCTCACCTTGTGTCATGCCGCAGCGCTTTCGCTCTTCCTGCAGGCGAGAACCAATTTCTTCAGAAAGATGCAAAATCATTCATCCCAAATATTTACAAATGCATCAAGATGCATCATTCTGCATTTCACACCACATGAAATTGCATGGATTTGCACTATGCCGAAGATGAGTATCACCGAGCAAGCCCGCGAGAAAGCGCGGTTAGCTTTAGAAAAACGCGGGCAATCCGCTAAGGACTTTGCGCTTCTCCATAAATTGAGTCCCAGCACCGTATACGCGGTGCTGAGTGGCCAAAGCCAGTGTCGCCGTGGGGAGGCACACCGAGCCGCAGTATTACTCGGCATTAAAGACGGTGTGATCGAACAGTAATAGCGGCGCTCCACAGGGAAAAGTAGAAGTTGAAAAGTCCAATCCTAGACACCCGTAAAGAAGTCATGAGCGAGATCATCCGCAGCTATAACGGCGGACGTGAGGCTGCAGCAGCACGCCTGGGTCTGAAGCTCAAAAAATTCGACAATCATGCCTATGAAAACGCCGGTTGCAGTCCTCTCAGCGATACCCAAGTTTTCCTGCTCGAGCAGGACTGCGGGACACATCATTTACCCAATTACATCGCCTCGATGTATGGGGGACTGTTCGTTCCGATGGCTGATCCTGGAACCCTCGACAATGTCGAGCTTTACGCCCGCTCCGTGCAGGTTTCCGCAAAGCGAGGCTGTGTTGATCAAGCAATCGCCGCCGCTCTTGAAGACGGTTCGATCAGTGATGAAGAAGCCGAATTCATCATGGACGCGCATAACCTCCACGTAGCAGCAAGACATGCAGAAGTGCTGGCCGCTATCGCCCTTTACCGCGCAGGGAAAATTCAATGATCAATTTGTCTGCAGCACCGGAATATCAAGATGTTCTGCAGAGCTCTGCGCTGTCGTTCCTCGAGCGTCACCACTGCGAACACCTAAGCGATGATCAGCAACTGTTCAGCCGGGCCGTTCAGTACCTGGTTGCCGACTACGACGTGACAACGCAGGTGGCTGAAAAGATCGTTCACCTGGCGGGCACCACCATGGTCGCCGTTCGCGATCGTCAGCGCCTGAACATTCAGAGCAGCACGTCGACGCATACCGTAATCGTTGATCCCGACACCGGCATGCAATGGGCGGTACCGGTCAGCCTGATTTATGAGCGAATCATAAACGCGCCAGACATTAGCCGTTTTCGCTTAGCCAACTCGTAACACCAACCCTCAAACAAACGCCTGTCCCGCACTCCGTGGGTTTGGGTGAGCTGCGCCCGAAATCGAGGTTTCAAGATGGGAAACGCCGTAATTCTGACCACCCAGCTGCCA